CCCGTCGTAACGGTGAAACCATCGTGAGCAGCGACAAAGGGCCGGAGTTTAAGTTCGGAGGAAAGATGCTGTCTGAGACAGTCATTGCCAGCCTCGTGTTTCAAACCGTCTATATGAATTTCGAGAAGTTGCGCAACGTGAGTGAAGATTTCGAGATTAGCCTGACGATGGACTACACCGTACACCAAGACGAACCGCAAGCAGACAATGAGACGCTGGCAAAGCGCATCAAGGATTGCAACTTAAGTGTACGCACCACGAACATTTGCATGGCTAACGGCATCGACACGCTGGGCGACCTTTGCAAACTCCACAAGACTGACTTGCTGAGATTCCGCAACGGCGGCAAAAAGTCGATTGCCGAACTTGACGACCTGCTGCATGACAACAGCCTCGATTGGGCTAAGTGACAGTAGTGAGAATTATTCAGAAAAAACAGGAGCGGGCTTTCACCCGCTCCAAACCAACACGGCAAGTGATGGTTAGTGTCTTCGGAAAAGTTTGGATGCAAGCCATATCAGACTGTCGGTAGTGAAGTTTGCGAGAATATCACTCCCAAAGTCAAGAGCAAAACTTTGCTTCTCAACTCTTTCTGCCACCCTACTGATCTGAGCCTGCTGTCTTTGCAAAGCCTCCATAATCTCCCTGTGGTCTCTATTCTGCATCGTGAGTTGAACAAACAAACGCTTCTCTTCGTCAGACATCTTATCGTATATCTGTTCCAGAAGTTTTCGACGCATCAACTCACGGTACGGCATAGACTTTACACTCCAAAGTATGAACGAATGTTGAAAACACCGTCCTTGTCCTTCAACTTGTCAACGGCGAGGTCATGAACGGCCTTGAATATGTCTTCTTCTGCCACGTACTTCTTCAAAGTCTCTGAAGAGTCAGACATGATCATGTTCATAGTTACCAAGAGAGCGCAAGAGTTATAGCATGGCTCATGAGAGAGTTCAAACCCATGCTCATTCATTGCCTGCTTCCACACATCTTTTGCCCAAGGAGCCTTTGGCATCATGTTCGCCAAAATCTTCTCTGCCTCTTTTGAGGTAAGATAGTTGTTCCACTTGATAGATTCCAACTTGTCAAGCCAGTCCTGTGCCAGTTCTGGCTTGTTGGCAATCATCCAGTTCATCATTTCCTTATGCACGTTACCGAAAGTGCGCATAAAAGAAACATCGTGCGAGTTCGCCATCATATTGTAGATGGCAATCCACTCATTTTTCATTTCTTCTGGTGTCATAATTTTACTTTTTTGATTAAAACTATAATAAGCGAAATCTTATTTTACTTTTCGTCTCGCTCCTGTTTTTGTAGTTTTCCTGCAATTAGGACACGGTGCCTGCGGAATTATCCTCGTTGGGGTCTGAGGCAGTCGCGTCGTCTGAGGTTGTGTAAATCTTCCCATATACCTTATTATAATAATAGTCCACTATTCCCATTACCAATTCAAGCCATATAGCTGAGTATGCACTGAGGAATGATATTGCAAGCACCGTTATCACGCTTCCTGTCCAGTGTGCTGCTATATTATAGCAGCCATAAATCAGAACTCCCCAGAACGATGCGCATTTGCAGCAGTTCAATATCAGGAGCGTTCTGCCTATCATCTTTTCGACGGCTGTTATCAGCCCAAGGTGATTAGCCGCAGTACAGGCGAACACGATACTCGCAATATCAATCCAGCACATACCTTACGCAGTTGTAACGTTAAGCGTGGTTGTGATAGCCACGCAGTTAGTAACAGGATTGCAAGGCTGTACGTTCGTAGGCGATGCCACAGAATTGCCGATAGTCAGTGTAGGCGTAACTGCCGAAGAACAAGGTACACAGATGGTACAGTAGATGTTGTCCGTCACAGGGCACACACCACACTGGCACTGGCATCCGCACCGATAAGGCATATAGGTACATGTACCGCTGATAAGCACTTCCTGACAGAATGTACCATTGCCGACATCGACAGGCGCACCGATCGCAGTAGCCTTCAGGTCTGCCGTCACGGGGAATACCTCGCCCTGAGAGCATAGTTTACGATTACCACATGTGTAGTGGTCGAGAGCCAACAGATAGTTGGCATTGGCGGCTGTACCGCCTGGCACCGTAGTCAATGAGACCACGAATGTCTTTCCGTTGTTGTTACAAGCCATAAAGTTTAGTTTTTGTGTTGTGAATTATTTTGGGGCATCTATTCTTCTGCACCGTCCCCTTCTTGTGCTGTTTCACTTGATTGTCCTGTCACCAGTTCTTTTGGCTGTTGTGCGGCATCGGCATCTTCATTGCTTGGGTCAAACACTATCGCCTCGTTGTCCTGAATGGCAGCAACCTTATGCTTCAGCTCTTCTACCGTTCCAGACATGGCAGCAAGTGACTTTTGTATTTCCACAAGCAGCAGATTATTGTCGTAACCCTTTTGTGCGCCACAATATTCCCTCTGTGCGCGATTGCACCTGATGCAGTCACCAGTACAGCGGAACTGCTGTTCCTGATTTTGATTCGTCTGTTCCATATTGTCTATTGTTTAAAAAATTTAATAATCTGACTGAAAACAAATGGGCTCCCGTTAAGTTTGCTCACGGCCTCGGCAATCTTGTTACCGCTTACCATTGCTCCGTGCTGTCCCATGATGTTGATAAACTGGATAATAGCCTTGCGGCCTTTCTCTGCTTCTTCGTCACTACTTGCGTAGATGTTGAATGAAATATTTCTTACGTCCATACTTTTGCCGTGTTAGTTAATTACTCGTTGATCGGTGGCAGAGGTTCTGCCACTTCTTGCGCTACAGGGGGTATTACTCCTTTGTTAGCAATGATGGAGCGAACAAACTCATACCCGTTCACAATGTCTTCCTGATTCTCCTTAATCCATGAAAACAAATCTACCGCATTACTTCTTACCTGCTGCATGAAAGTCGGGGCAACAGGATCAAAGTCGGGTAACTGAAGATTCTTTGCGTAGAAGTCAAACATTTCCTGCGCTTTCTGCAAGTCACCTTTATTGAAGTACATGGCAACCTGTAAGAGTTGTGCCTTGCTCGTCGGTACGTAATTCTGAATAAACTCCATCTTCCTTTTCTTTTCTTTGTTAAACCATAACATTTTGCCGTGTCTTTAATGTAGGGTCTGAAAAAGTCCGATTTCCGTACTCAATCAGACCCTACGTTTCTTTAGCCGTTGTAACCGCAACCGCTGTCACAAGGGCACTCGCGCTGACCGCTCACACGTACCACCTTCAGAGGGTTCTCGCTGTAACGACCTGTCATCAGACCTGTCATCACAGACTGAGTAGCCTCCTGCTGGGCGATCTGCGAAGCTGTGAGCTGACCGGACTGTGAACCACTGACGGTATCGTTGATGGTGGCGTTCAGGGTGATGTCACCATTGATACGCTCCTGACGCTCCGTGTCGAAACCACGAAGAATACGGTCGATGGTCTTCTGCGTGTTGTCATGCTCTGCGTCAAGCAGTTTCAGGGATGACTGATACTGCGAAGCAGCAAGTTCTTTTGCTGCGATGCCGATCTGAGCGGCTTCCTTTGCCTTGGCATTGGCCTGCATACCGCCAAAAATCCACGCTCCGATACCTGCCACAGCACCGACCACACCAACGGTAAGACCTGCTACGGCTACACCGCTCGGACGCTTGGATGCCATGTGGCTAACCTTCATCTGCTCGTAAGGCGACATACCGTAACCACGGTTATAGCCGTAACCACAGCCATGATCGTACTCGCGATCGAGACCACGGATTGCCATCAAGTCATTCATGTCTAAATTTGCCATAATGAAATTTTGTGTTTGAGTTGTTAATACTATTGTTACTTTTGGTTATCGCGAAAAACCAATGCAAAGTTAGGATCTAATCACCCTAATTATCCCTAACAACCATAACATTCAAGTGCCACACCGTGACACCATTTAACACTCTTTTGAAAGACGCTTGAATGCCCGTTGAAGTGTCCGCTTGGTAACATGAATACCATTAGCCGCTTCCCTGATGGCAACGTTATACTTCACGCCCAATTCACGCATCCTCTGAAAATGCTCGTATGCTTCCACATACTTCCAATCGTCAACAAAGATGCCATTCTGTGACATCATTTTTAACGTTTCAGCACCTAATTTCAACAACTCTACAACTTTCATCGTGCAAAATTTTGTTTGTTCAACTATTATTATTACCTTTGCACCCATCTCACCAATCTTAAAGACATAACAATCCGTACAACGGTAAGAGGAAATACAATTCCCCTGGCGCCGCTGTGCGGAAATGTCATATTAAGAGGTGAGATGCTTTTTATGAAAGCCAGGGGATTTTTTCTCCTGTCTTTTTTGAAGAACAGCCTGTCCTCACGGATTGGCTGTTTTTAATCACTTTATAAACTAAAAATTTCAAAACATAAAATGTAGCTTGCTACCGCTGTAGTCATAAACAAGACTAACTTAAAACCACTAATAAATATACGTAATAACATAAAAACTTAAAACAATTATGCCCTGTCTCACTCGACAGGAAGAAAACAATCAACTATACCTAAAAATGTCTATATACCTTTATAAACCTGAACACTCCGTAGCCCGCTATTACGACAAGGGCGAGAAACACAATATTCCCAATCCATATCCGAAGATTCTGCCACCATGACAGTTGGGCAGGCACTTCCACGACAGTCTCTTTTGCCCTGAGTAACGAGTCCGTCTCGGCCTGCTTCACAAGCGACACGTTCAGCAGCGAGTCGATGCGGTTATACTGGCTTATCAGCAGTTCCATCTCCTTTATCTCCGTAGAATGGTCTGTGCTGACCTCTTTGTGGATAACAATCTTCTCTTTCAGCGTGTCACCTTTCTCGTTCAGCGTGACTGAATGGATAGAGTCGTTCTTCTCCTTCTTACTCAGCTTCTCAATGAGCGATGTCTGCCGTGAAAGGAAGTCCTTCTGCCATGAGGTAGTGGAGCGCATCAGCGAATCCACCATTTCTGTCATCTTAGAATAACTGTGATCTTCCTTCTCGAACTCCTTGGTCGTAGCGCATGAGCAGAACAGGAATAGTAGCAATGCAATAACCATTGCAAACTGTCCTCCGCAGCCGCCCTGTTCGCATAGACCTTTATGCAGGTTCTCTAAAAGTCTGTCTATATCCATATCACTCAATCGTTATGTAAATATTATCCTTTGCCGTTTTCAGAATACCATATAGGCGTTTGAGTGTCGCCATAGAGTTCAGCACCTTTCCTACAACCTTATTCTCTCCCACGAGCAGGCATCCGGCAGAATCATACGCACTGTTGCCGGCATGGATAAGGACGCCCTGAAAGGCAGGGACGTTGATAAGCCTCGGAAGATAGCCGTCACACCATGCGTATGACTTGTACTTCGAGAACTTCGGCGACTGCACATCCAGGGTTACACGGTACTTTCCTGTCGGTATCGCCGTCATACCCTTGCGCTTTTTGGCAATGTTCACACTCACGGGCAGCGACTGAGAGAGTCCCCTGTCCCTATCCTCGATAGTGTCACAGCAGTAATTGCCGTCGACGTATAGCCGTCCTATCGTGTACGTTTCCTTCCTTGCTATTCTCCTTAGTCTGAGTTCCATAGAATATAGCATTAAAAGTTATCATCATCCAGCACCGTATTCTTCGGCCTGTTCCTAAGCCTTTCGTCACTGGTGTATTTCCTCTTGTTCCACTTGTCATTCTCCATGCGTGCCGTCTTGATTATTGCATCCGCATCCTCATCGTCGATGCCGAGAGGCGATTTTCTCAGAAAGAACTTAACCAGTCCCTTCACACTCACCTGTACCCCATAGGGCTTGAGGATGTTCGACACGACGCTGCCACCCTCCACGGCCATGATGAAAAGACAACACCACTTCGCTATCTTCATGCCACCCTGTGCTGCCACGTCTATCATCGCAGCCGTCATCACGAAGGCGAAATACACCACGCACTTGCCCATCGTTTCCCTGAACGCAGTGCTCGGACTTACGTGCACGCCAAGCAGGTGGCTCTTCCTTATCCCCGCAGCAAGGTCGGCAAGTATCACCGCAAAGGTCGTTATCAACCACGGAAGCATAATCGCCACCGTCTGCTCGAAGAAGACGCTAGCAACGGCAGTAACGCCGCCACTTGCCATCATTACTACTGGCTCTGGTATTCTCATCCTATATATAATTTGTTATCCTGAAAAACAATCTCGGTGCAAAGATAGGCAAAATTTCGACATCTTCCAAATATTTCGCTAAGAAAATTATAATCAAGTACATTTGTACTTGAATCGCCCAAAAAGTAAAGATTTTATCCGAAATTATCATTGTAAACAATTTTGCCATATCACACCGCATCAATAAAATAAAAAATCATGTCCGCACCTCCTCCTTTCATGTTTTTTATTACCTTTGCAAGTGTAGAGTATTTGTAGAATATATGCAATAATTAATCAGCAAAGGCTATGAAGATAAGGTACAGGCTCGTGTATAATTACAACAATCATCTGAACAAAAAAGGCATGGCTCCAGTCGCCATTGAACTCAGACAGGGAAAGAACAGAACCTATGTGTCATCACATGTACTTTTGTTCCCTCACCAATGGGCTGATGGGAAGGTCGCAAATCATCCAAACCAATACAGGCTCACAGCATACCTATATAGATGGATGCACCAGATTGAGGACATCGAGATAGATTATCTGCTCAAAGGGAAGACTATGACCCTCTCCCAACTGAAGTTGGCATACAGAGAAGGCATCCACGCATCTGCCACGCTAAGAGACTTCACCGATGCCGTTATAACCAACGACTCATCCCGGTGTAAGACGACAAAGAGAAGCTACCAGTATCTCGTAAACGACCTTGAGGCAGCATACGGCAGTCTTACCATCTCAGATATTACCTACGACCTCATCGTCAAGTACAGGGAGAGCCAGAGAAGGAAAGGGCTGTCAGAAAACACCATCAAGGGCAGGCTGAAAGCTCTCAGGTGCCTGCTCCACGAAGCCACCAAGAGGGATGTCATTGACAGGAATCCATTCGACAGGATAACCATCGGAAACATAGGCGGACGCAAGGGTGGACTGACATCTGCCGAGGTAAGACGGATAGAGGGCCTGAATCTTGAAGGCAGGGAAGCAAAGGTACGAGACATGTTCCTTATTGCCTGTTATACAGGGCTCCGTTTCGGAGATCTTAGCACACTGGAGGAAGCCTACATAAGCAAGGGAATACTTGTCAAGACCATGCACAAGACGCACCATGACGTTGTGCTGCCTATTGGCATCCTGTTCGGCGGAAAACCGTTGGAGATCATCAGCAAGTACAAGGACGTAAGGGAGCTGTCACACTGCTGCTGCAATGCACAGGCCAACAAGATACTGAAGGACATTGCTGTTAAGGCAAGGATAGGCAAAAGGCTATATATGCACGTTGGGCGCAAGACCTTCGGACAAATGCTCAGTGCAATGGGAATGTCAATGTCAGACATTTCCGAATTGATGGGACACGCCGAGACGCGAACCACGAAAACCCATTATGTTTTTGAAGAAACTGCACGTGTGAACAAATCTGTAAAAAGGATCTTTAAAGGTAACAAAACTATTTAAGGCATGTTTCCTGGGCGGGACAATGAACAGTATTCCAGACTTAAATACCTTCAAAACATTCGGGCTATATTTCGCTAATACTGATACAATTAACAAGCCTGCTGGTATTAATAACAACGACGGCTTTGTAATAATTATAGGTTCTAACGCATCAAATTTTAGTCAAATCTACATCTGCATGAACCCAGTCTACGGTGCCCTTATCCGCAACACTCTTAACGGCGGTTCCACTTGGAGAGGTTGGTACAAATTTGCGAGTACACTGATTTAGGATAGGGAGGTCTGAGCCTCCCTTTTTCTCTAAAATATCTTATGCCAAGTGACAGCAGCATCACGAATGCAGCCTACCCACATTTTTTCCAATCTTGTATGGACAGCCATGACTATTTTCACTTTGTTCGTTCCATAGACATAGCAATAGTAATATCCTGTATCTGGGGCTTCTTGGGTTTCTGCTCCTGAGATTTGCCAAATTCCACCCTCGTTAATATCCAAAACACTTTTACCAGTAAGAATCCTATCATCTGACATGCTTAACTTAGAAAACAAGTTTATCCCGCCCAGAACTGATGCGAGGTTTGCCGCAGAGATGACACCTCCTGGGGTGCCGGCGGCATCGGCACAGGTGGGAAAATACGATGCGGTTGTAACGGAATTTCCAAAAACGCTCTTGAGAGCATTTGCTAATGCAATCTTATTCATAATTGTGTCTTTTTAATTTGTTATTATTTTGTTGTTAGTTGAATGCAAGCACGGCCATGGTGCCTGCGATGATGCCAACGATGCCGAAAAACCTGTCATGAGGCATCACGAAGCCGACCCAGTTGGCTAAAGTGTACAGCCCACTGAGCGTGAGGGTTCCCGTAGAGGCGGAGAGTGCCACCGATGCAAGCTCACTGCCTCTAGCAATAGCCACCGTCACCCCCGCAAGAAGCGTCGGGATGAGCGTAATAATGCACAAGGCGATGTCTGCCCTGTAGCACATGAGAAATAAAATAATCTTTTCCTTCATAATGTTATCCTTTTTTTGTTTTGTTATCAATATCAAATCTTTGGCTTTATTCTGCCGTATTCATACGGTTCTTCTGAGTCAAGAGTGCCTGAAGGCAGGCCGCTCTCTATGTTACGAGCGTCAACAATCACCCATTTGTACATGTCGTCAACTTCCTTCTCTTTTATTACCATTAATTCCATTAATCCGTTTACGAGAATACTTCTTGCGGTCATACTTCCACCACGGATTGTTATCGCGTGAGAGGTATAGTTTAACACATAAAATGTTAGTCCGTTATCGGCCGCAGTTGGAAAAGGCAACTCCAAAATAGTCTCTGTAAAATTTTCAAGATGAATGCCACCAATACTATCCAGACGTTTCAACTCAAAGACGTTTCCATAAACAGTTCCATAACCGCCTTTGTTTCCGTCGTTTATCACCAATAGCGGGGACTGTATGTTTCCCATGAAAAGCCCCCTGCTTTGATATGTTGCGCCAGTATTTCCGTTAACGGCAAAGTTCGGAACAAACGATAACAGTTGAACCAAATAAATCTTAGCGCCACTGCCAGCCATCGCCTTTATTCGATATTTGGTATCGGCTCCTATTTCTATTTGAACCGAACTGGTTTGTCTATTGGTATTCTTTATGATTACTTTGTTTCCTATTGCTACAGAGGGCGTCGTCCTGAATAGTTGAACCTCTATATTTCCTCCATTTTCGCCAACCTTACCCGTGACCACCAGGATTTTTTTGCCTTTTGTCAAATTAAGCGCGTTCCCGATATATTCAAAGGAAGTAGGTAACGTTGTGTATTCAGAAATGCCAAAATCACGATAGCCTAACGGGGCATCTGGATCGAAATATATGTATTCAGTACTTTCATTGTTTCCAATCTTCCCGTTCTTGCTTATCATCCAGTCTCCGTTGATTATAAAACCGCCAAACTGTGCGTACTCACCAAAGAAGGCCTTCGCTATATAATACTGCTGCTCAGAAGCCATCTTTGTCCACGGGTTTCCGTTCCGATAAGAGGAGTTAAACGGGTCTTGTCCCTTACTTGTTTGTGTCGTGTTTCCTTGTTGCTTCTTTGGATCTGCCGCATAGTCAAGCATGAAGAAATAGTCACTTTCAACGTTGTCGAGTGTCATATGTCTCATAACAAACGGTGCCTGCGTAGGCTCAAATTTATATTCCGTATCATTATCGTACACACCAGCATAGTAATAGAAACGCCCTATGTGCCCTTGATCACTTTCAGCTATAGACACTGTTGCTGGAGCCGAATACGTCTTATCGTTTGCATCCGTCCATGATACAGTAAACACGAGGCTTTTCGTCACGTTTGATATAGCCTCGTTTGCGCTGATGCTTATGGTGCGAGTGTTCCCCGTTCCACTTATTGATGGTTTTGATATACCAGAAGGGTTGGTGACGGTAATGTTTGTTTTCGTCTCGTTTCCGACTTTCAGAGAAAAAGTTACCACCTGCGACACTGCCTCACATTTGCCGAGATAATTACACAGCACGTTTATCTTGTCTGGCGTGACAAATGCTATTGCCACGCTTTCCCCTTTTTCACCGTTAGCCGCCTTGTTGACAGGGACGGTCTCGGCATCGAGGATGTCGGTGGCAGTTGCGCCGGTGGCAATTTTTACTTGCACTTCACTGATTTCGCTGTTGTCCGTCGTACATGAATATTTGCCTGTGGCCGATGTCGTGAGGGGGGTTCCGTTGGCATAGACCGCATACCCCGACGGAGGTGCAGATAGTACACGGGTAACACCGCCGCCGCTGCTGACTGACGTTTTGTAGACACTGATGGAAAGCGTTGTCTTATCAGGGGTGTCGGTGGTGGAGTTGTAGGCAATGGCGTTTGGTTCTATCAGCAAGTCGTACTTGTCGCCGTTCACAATCTTCTTCAATGTCAGCGTGGCGTAGTAGTCGGAACCGCCATAGGTGGCCTTTATAATCACCTTACCAGACACGGCACTCATCCCCGTGACGGTAACAAGTCCCGTAGCAGAGACTGTTGCCGTACAGCCCGACTGTGAGTGCTTGCTGAAGCTGACTCCCGATGTTACCACGTCCGAGCCATCATAGAGCCGTGCCTGCGAGGTGACGCTGCCGCTTACAAGAGTGCCGCTTTCGGTATAAAGCATTGAATCGTTCTCGTTGTCGAGATCGAGCCTGAAAGCGTTTTCTCCGTCATCCACCGTCGTTACGCTGATACTGCTACTTATCTTCTTTTTCATTTCCTTCGAGTCCTAATCCGTAGCAAGTATTATTCCGTTGATATTCTTCCCTTGTGCCTTAACCTCGTCATAGGTCGCAGAGAACGTTGCTATTCCGCTAACCTTGTTTATTCGGTAGAATCCGTTTCCTACGCTTGTCGCAGCTTCTCCAAGACTGCTGATTGCCTTGCCCGTCGGCAGACTACCGTCGGCCTTGCGAGGTTGAAAGTAGTAGTTCGTGAAAGTCGTGTCTTTTGAGTCTGGGTCTGATGCCTTCGCAACCCAGCAGGTGTACTTTATGCTCTCTCCCTTGTGCAGGCTCACAGGGCTTCCGTCGCTCTTGGTCGCGTCGCCTGAACTGTTTAGCGTGAAGAAAACATACATGTATTCCTCGTCAGATATATCGTCAACTGTTACCGTTGCCGTGGCGACCAGCTTCGGCGTTCCAGTAGAGTCGGGGACATAGAAACGACACGTCACGGTGGCTATGTCGAGCACGCCCCCTTCGTCAGTACCCTTTATCTTTATCATGTTGAAATCAACCTTCGGCGTTCCAGTCCACCGCCCTTTGTAGGGGTATGTCGACGTACTTTGGTTCGTCACAGGCGTACCGTTGAAATCCCACTCGCATGTCCAGTTATCCGTGTTTACCGCACTCCCCGCATATAGGTTTGCCCAGCACGTTACTATGCTGTCATCGCTATCCAGATAGCTTTTCCCGTCAAAGTTGATGACACCCATGTACCCGTTGGCGTTCAGCTCGCCGACTTGGATGATTTTGCCGCCTGAAAAGCCAACGGGTTGTCCGCTGACCTCAATCTGACCCTTTATCTGGATCATGTCGTCATTAAGGTTCCCGTTGCTTGCAAGGTTCTTGATTATCTTCAGTGCAGGCATATCTACACCTTCTACCGTTTTTGTGCCCTTCTTGAAATAGCCTGCATAAGTGCCAGTGCTTATGCCGTCGTTGCCGAACGACAGCTTGTTTGTGTTGTAATACCACTCTGTTTTGTCCGATAGAGGAGCCGTCGTCGTATCACCATTCAACAACACGAGATATATCAGTGGTCCCGTGCTGCTATCCCATACAGGTACGGCAGTCCCGGCCTTTTTGTCATAACCCTGTGACAGCGGAGCGTCACACATCAGACTGCCGTGAATAGTCGTGCCGTCATCAATGCAAGAGATAGAAATCTTGTTACTAATTCTTTTTGCCATATTATTTCCCTTTCCTTTTATTCCTATTCGTTCACCCTGTCGCTGCCGCCAGAATCCTTTTCGCCGTCAGCATCAACGGCATCGTCCGTTGGCGTAGTTGAGCCATCCGTCTCTTCCGATGATTCTACTGCGACGACACCAGCTTGTCTACGTGTATCTTCCGCCTTACCCTCCAGTATAAGCGAATCTGCCTCCGATGCGCTTACCTCCCTGATGTCAAGGGTGGCAAGCTCGGCAATCTCTACCAGTCCACTCCCAATCATTTGCCTTATGTCACTCTCGGACAGAAGGTAGCGGTCAGTCTCTATCCTGTGGCGATAACGTGTGAATCCACCCCTCTCCGCAAGTTCGGCACTGGCCGAATAATACTTATCCGTTCTCATAACTGCTATTCTTTTGTTTTTAATTAAACCGTTCTTCCTGTGACAATTTTCTCCGTGCCGCCGTCATTGGCCACAACGACCTGCTCGATGTAATATGTCGTACCGCTATTTGGCGTAGTATCGGCCGTTTCCACGTACTCTCCACTGACCAGGACGTACCAGCCCTCGTTCTTCGGGTTCTTCCCTGAAGTATTTGTCACTTTCTCATAAAGGACTACGGCTTGATATGGGCTCAACAGATACCCGTCGGCAGAAACCACGGCAGGATTGTTCTTGTCAAGGAGCATGGATTCTTTTACGGTCATCTCATGCCCCCATCCGAGATTCGTGGATGTCGTAGAGTTGCTTTTCTTCAATCTCCACTGCTTCATGATGCGCTCCTTCGATATTGCATCTGCAATATCTTTCCCCTGCTGACGGAAGAGTACGCCAAACTTGTGCTCTCTGATGAAGGAGCGTGCGGTATCACCGTTGTACGAGAATACGTCCCCACTTATGTTGGGCACCTTCCAGCGTAACGTGGCATTCGCCTTCACGTTTGCAATGTCAGGCGTGGATGACGTGCTCTTGCCAATCCTACAGACAATCGTGATGTCCTCCGAGTCATAGTCTGCATCAAGCACTATCGACGCTTTTCCTTGTCCGCTGTCGCTCGTCTGGTTTGAAGGGTCATAGGCAAGGCATGGGTTGTCCGCATCGTCTACAAGCACCTCGTCATACACATAAGAGCTGCCGACCTTGTGCTCATAGACATAATACCAGAAATACTTCACGTCCGTCGCTTCCTTGTCTCCGAGCATCGCCGTCGCTTCAATCGTGTACAGCCCTGTGTGTTCGCTTGATTTTGCAAGAGGATTGAAATACTGATGCTCTGGGGTGAGCTTTATGCTGTACGTTTCTTCTGCCGACATGCTCGTTGTTAACGTAATGGACTCATTCAGCTTACCAAGCTCCCCAGTACGGGTGTCCTCATACGTGATTTCGCAGATTAGCGTGATAGGGTCTTCTGGATAGACGTTCTTGCACACTTCAAGTTCGCCGTCGGCGGCGACCTTGTACACCACCTTGCCACCTTCCGTTACATTCCCCGTGAACGGCTTTGGGGCGACACCATACTTGACCTCTGTCCATATCGTAGAGAAAGAGGATGGCGTGTAATTCGTTGCCGTGTCAGGGTCGATGAGCGTCACGACAGGTTTGATGAACAGCCCCGTCTTGGTATAGTCTGGTTTGAATCGGTTCGCAGATTCCGCATTGGGGTAATACCACTGCTTGTTGACGACGGGATTCACACCGCCCATTACTTGCAACTCAAGTTTCGCAGAGAGTTGCCCGTATAATGACTCTACGCTTATCGCCCCTGTTCTTATCCTTCTTGCCATAATCTTTACATTTTATTTGAAACCAATCTGTGCGCTTATCTCAATATCCTCATTCCCGTCATTTATCAGTGCGACACACTCGAACGCTGCCGGATTCTGCCAGTTCCATGACGTAGGGAGGTCTTTGACGGTGATAGTTATCTCTCGCTCGTCCGAGCCGGGCCACAACGGGTCTACGGCACCATCCTTTATCCTCTCCCAGCGCCACGACAAGACGTTTTCAGATATGTCAACACCACCACACCAGAGAATGGGATTAATCACAATGTTTATATTCGTTCTTCTGGTGAAGATGTATTCTCCCCACGGGTTCCCGTCAGACCTGTAGAAACGGAGGGAGTATTCGCCGATATATTCCTGTATCGTAGTCCGCCTCTCAACAATGGCCTGAGCACCCTTCAGCTCACTCACGCTCTCGGAAATCTTTTCGAGAGAACCCTTCTCCTTCTCATCCCTCAACACCATGTCGTATGTCGGGATTCCGTTATTGCCATTCTCCTTGATGGTGAGCACGTCGATGTAAGGGCTTGCACTGCCAACCCTGTTGATGCCAAGATCATTGGCATCCTCAAACTGGAACTGCATGCCTGCATGGAGAGTGTCGTGGTACGACGTGCCAGGCTCTGCCACGTCATGCTGGCGTGCCATGTATATCTCGTCAATCTTAGGCAGGTAGGTGTACCTCACATGGTCGCGTTTGTCAAGGTAGCCGCAGGCTGCTATCAGCATCCTCTTCGCCGTGTTGCGCACATACTCGTCGGGGAGAGGGATGCCCGTCACAACATAGTGGTCGCCGACGTTTATCTGATACAGGCGCATATTGTTCGTGTTATAGTAGTTGTATGGGTACCAACGCTGTGTCACGTCGTCATAGTCGCGCTCACACGTCAGTTGCCACCTGTCGACAGCCTTCTTAACACCCGTCACCTTGAAACGTCTGCCAACACACCAGCCGTCCTTCATCTCTATGTACACGTCCTCAAGACGACTGCCGTAAGCCTCATCGAAATCAAAGAGGTTGCCGACAGTCAGAGTGAACGTAGGAACGCTCTCACCCTCATATACACCATTGTCGCTGATGAACGGCGCACCGCCGCCGGGGACGGTATTGTCGAAACCCTCTATCGTGGGATATATCTCTTTTTGCTGATTGCCGTCAAAGTTCACGATACCCTCCCACGAGCCGATGATGCCTGCATTGTAGCTCGCTATCCAAGGATCTTTCGGATCAGAGGAAAAATCGTACTTCATCAGAAGCTCTGCAAGCTCGGCATCGCCGGCAACAAAGTCCCTAAGACTCTGAGATGGGAAGCCTGGGAGCATCAGCTTGTTCACCATCAGCGCACCCGTGTCCGTCACCACATGAACATGATCGGAAGGCATCTTGTTCTTTGAGATGCCGCTGACAAAAAGAATCTCGCTGCCTACTGAGCAGTGCTGCTTGAAGGCATCCAATATCTCGCGTGTCGTGGGGGTGGCATACTCACTGTCGGGATAGCCCATCTTGCTCTTGTTCGTCGAGGCCAGAAGACGGAAGGTGTAGCCGTCAGACGACTTGATAGTTTCTACGTAACCGTCCATCACTACACCGCCTGCACTCACAACGACAGAGCCGTGCTTGATGTTGGACATAGCGTAGTACACCTTTGTCAGAAGGTCGAAGCGGGACACGCGTTCCAGAACAATCGACAGGCCGTCATCGTCATAGCTGGCAGGATTATTCTCCGTCACGCGAAGGAATGCCGTGCTGCCGACATTCGCATAGTAGCCAGAAGGGATGTTACGACTGCTGCCATAAGCGTACAGGCGGGTGACTATCTCCTGGTCCTCGTTGCTCGTGCGCTCTATCTCGTAAAGCCCCTTGCCCTTGCCGTAGCGGAAAATCTCACCAGGCATTATGGCATCACCGCCGATGACCACGGTCATGTCCTTCACGAAATAGGTCAGGCCGAACTTCTCATAACTGAACTTCAGAACGTCCCAGCATCTCTGTTCCTCCGTCACGTCGATATTCACGTCACGCTCGCCCCGTATGCCGTCAGAAGAGAAATAGCTGCTCCAGTCCGACGTGTCTACACCCCTCTGGTTGCAGCGGGCGAGACTTGGCGTGAGCACGCGCCACCCCGTGGCGTTGCGGTTGAGGTTAGCCTGAATCCTGTCGGCAAGGTCTTCCACGGAGTCGGCAAAGAAAGAGAAGGCCGAAAGGCTCGTATAGGTCATCTGATTGTCACTGAGAACCACGTCTTTCATGTCGATGCTCTTCATGCCAGAGGCAAGGGAGTACTGCTTCACATTGTCATAGACGAAGCCCTCGCCATAGGTGCCGCGCCGTGCCTTCTTCACCACGTTCGGGTCGTAGTTGATGGTGAACGTCTCGCCGCGGTACACTATCCAGTCGCCGAAATGCCAGTCTATCGGCTCCGAACTCTTTACACTTGTGGTAACATACTCGTCACCCATCCACTCGCTGTAATACTCCAGCTCAAGGACGACGGCTATCGTAGCAGGGATATTATCCCGGATTCCCATTATGTACCACACGTTATTCATGTTGTCAGCGTTATGTCAGTTACAGGATCATTCACCTTGAATGTCGCATCAAAAATAAGAAACCACCATCCGTCGTCGCCCTGTTTCCAAATAGAATCGTTTCCGACGGATTCAAGGCGCACATTCTGGCGACCTATGCCTGTGTGGGTAGAATACATGTTCATCATACCGCTTTTGCGGAGATAGGTCAGGAACGCCTTTACTTTCAGGCGCACCTCTTCTCGAGCCGTCCTAATAAGTCTATTTTGCTCATCGTAGATGTCCTGAGACTTGCAGCTAAATTCCACCTTCATCGTGTAGGCTTCTATATACAAGCCTTCCTGTGGCATGTACTCGTCGTCGCCATGCTCGTCGTACCATGTACGTTTTGCGGGAGCTTTCACCTTCTCAAAAATCTTGAAGGGAATATCTTTGCACCACACCTTCCATTCTCCCACCGATTCCTTGACAGGGTAGGAGGTGTTATTGGTATTCATGCGTTGCAAATAGAAATTATGCTCCGTTGCCATATGATTGAAAATGATGTTATCCTGAATATTCGCCACAAAGATACGAATATTTTCCGTATAAATATACAACTATGCTGAATATTTATTCACTTTAACAATTATTTCTGCATATGAATAATGGAAATTCTATTTTCTTCGTAATTTTGTAACACTGATAGAAGAAAAATTTAATTTATTGATTATGAAGAAACTGTTTTTGCTCACATTGATAATGCTGCCGATGATGGCAATAGGTGCCGACAACAAATACAAGCTCGTGATCGACGGAACAAACGAAAGCGTCTATGAGGACTCTTTGGTAAAAATCGAGGCTGAGATATGGGATAATCTTGAGGTTCTTCAACTCGTTATCGTAAATAAGTCCCCCACAAGAATGTATATAGAGTGGGAGGTGGCAAAAATTTACGGATCACATGTCGCGTTCTTGACAGATACGCAAGCGGATCTGAATAGGCAAAAACAACCGGAGCCTGTTGCGTCTGGTAGTGTATGCGTGAAAATGATTTGCAAGAGATATTCTTCAAGGATGCCAATAGCAAAAGGGAGCGGCGACCATTTTTACCTAACGATCCCCATGAAAATTGGGGATGACTTTCACGACGTTGATATAAAATACATCGTAAAATAGCGGAGGTCAACCCTCCGCTATTCTGTTTCTTACAACAACGTTTCCTTTAGGCGACACTTCGCCACCGTGCTTATATACGAACACTTTTGAATATTCGTCAGCAAACACGTTGACCTTGCAATCCTCATAGGTCTCAACAAACACTTTCGCGCCGTCAGTCGCAGTAATATTCACTATCGACTGGTGTCTTACGTAAACATTGCTCGATATATCCCCGTAGAATATCATCTCGCCCTTGCTGCAGCCAAGCAGGACAGACCTGCGTAAATTCGAAGCGTCAAAGTTCTCGTCAACAAATAGGCCATTCTCCAATAGGAGGCTTTTGGGAAACGTCTTCTTGATAAACTCCAGTCTTGGGTAGTCATGTTTGATACAGAAGTCTATTCCCTTGTAATATCTGTCTATCAACTCCTGTTGCGTCTCGCTACGCTTCCATCCTTTGTACCACTCCTCGCAAAGTCCAAGTTCCCTCGCCTGGTCTCTAAGCATTGTGTTAAGTTCTTTTTTTTTCATATTACTTTATCTTAAAACTTGTTCCATCAGGTGAAATTCTATGAAGCAGTTCGTAGATCATTTCTGCTGCATCAGCATTTCTGCTTGCGAATCCTGCTATCTGCTGCAACTGCGCAAGTTGAGCCCTTGCTATCGTTGGCATTTCGTTCTGCGTCTGGGCAGAGGCAAGGATCTGCGTCAGGATGATCCTGTTCACGCTTACGTCGGCCCTAATAGCATTGATATAGCTTGCAAGCAGGTCTGCCGTCTGCTCTGTCACGCCTTTGATGCCGCTCGATACCGACGATGACGAATCGCTATCCTTCAAGTTGCTGCCGTGCGCCTCGGCTACATCGTCAAGACCGTTCATGAAATCATTTACCTGCTGCTGCAAGGTCTCTCCCGCGTCATACATTCTGCCAAGAATTTCCATCCCGTCCTTTGTCAGCACTCCGTTGTCCTGCTCGTACTGCTTAAGGAAACCATCCATGATGGGCTCAAGCGCACCAGCCACAAAGCGTTCTGTTATCATCTTGGCACCGAGACTGCGTAAAATATCGCTGACCTTGTTTTTATACGCCTCTGCGCCACTTTCGCCAGCAGCCCATGCACTCACAAGCGCATCGCCAAGTTCGGATGCCCATGATTTGAAATCAATATCATACAGCGTTTTGGCCATGTCTTCCGCAAAGTGAGTGATAGAATCCTGCAAACCCTCTATTTCGGCCTTGTAGTCTGCAAGCTTCTCTGAATCAGAATCCTTCTTATCTGCTTCGGCGTTGTATTGAGCCTGCAACTCGTCTCTTTGCTTCAGAAGAAGAGCGTAACTCTGATCATAGTAGGTCCGCGACTGCTG